ATTTGTTGTTCAAATGGAACTGACTCAGATGTTTGACCTGGAGCCATTAACATTGATTGGTATGTGTCATACAAATCTTTGTAACATAATGCTTCGTTATACTTCTCAGGACAAGTTGTGATGTTTGCTTGAGTAAAAGTTGTAGTACCAGATGGTTCCCATCCGCAAGTACCATCGTTGAAATACGCTGTAGAGTTTAAAAGGTTCAACGCTTGTGTTCCTTTGATACCTAAACGTACGTTTGCGTAACGAGCAGTTGTACCACCGATTAACGCCTTTGAAAGCAATTCTCCACCAACTTGGTCTACGTATCCACCGATGCTAGCTACTGAGTATGCAAATTCTTCTTTTGATAAAATTTTCATTTTCTTATTTTTTTTAAATTATTTTTTATTTCTTAATGACATAATCATCTCTAATTTAGAGTCTAATTCATCACTTTTAGATTGTTTATTAAAATCTGTTTTTCCGTTAGCAATTGGTTTTGCTGCTGGTTCTTTTTTGAAAGATTCAAAGTCATTCTTCATGTCCTTCATACCATCTTTCATTTTTTTCATTTCTTCAACAAGTACTTTAACTTCTTCCATTAATGGAACTAACGCTTCAATAACTGCTCCTACCACTTCTTCTGCAACAGGTGCAATTTCAGCTGGTACTTCAACAGGTACTTCAACATCTTCCATTTCTTCAGAAATTACTTCTTCAATTTTAGAAATGATACCTTCTTTGGTTTCAACTTTAGTTCCGTCCTCAAGTTCGTGTACTCCATCTGGTGCAGGAATTTCTGCATCTTCTGTAACTACAACAACTTTAGCACCTTCTACTAAACCATCACCTTCAACCTTAATGACTGTTCCATCAGCCAATTTTGCATCAAGGAAAATCTGTTTTACTTTTTTGATTAAACCGTCTTTAACTTCTATTTCAAAGTTTTCAACTAATCTGTACTTACCAGTTTCTAATGCAACTCTTTGAAACTCTTCGTTTACTTTGGTGATTTTACTACCAACTTCAAGTTTAAGGGTTTCAAGAATTGTATTGTCTTCCAATTTGAAAGACGCCATAACAGGTGTATCAGACATAAAACCAAACTGTACCATAAGATTTTTAATCTCTTGTATTGCGTTTTTTGAATTTGACATAATTGTATTTTATTTTATTTTTTATTCTCTTATATATAAATATAAAAATCCATATATATTACGAAACTTATTTTAATATTTCTTCAATATCTCGGCTAACTCCTTTAAGAATGCCTCTTCTCTATGGAATGATGCAACCTCTTCGAAGAACCCTGATACACTAAATCCGTTTAATTCACCAGCTTTAACTTTATTCCATACGTTTTCATTCTTAACCTTCATTGAAACAAACCATGTACCAATAGGTAAGTCATTATACCCGTATTTAGATGATTTATCCTCCTCAGACTCCTTAATCCAACTCTCGAATACATATACATCATTTACCGCTTTACCATCGTGCATTTGGTCGTTATTGTCCAAATACTTGTTTCTCATATACTTCTCAGCAATCATCTTGATTGTCTCAGCTGTAAAGAACACATAATAAGGGTCACCATTTCTATCTTTACGGAATATCTTTTGGTCAGGTATCATTGCTGGTCCCAATACAATTCTCTTCTCATCATCAGTTTGGAACCTTTGTTTTGACATTTTCTCTCTTTCAATTGAATTAATCTTAGACTCAGCCCAACTTAATGCTGACTTACCACCCCAACTATCGTACATCAATTTACCACAACCATCGTCATATGATTTACTTGATTGTAAGTCAACCTCGTGTCTTGATAGGTAAGAGTACATACGTTTGATTGTATCTTCTGAGATAGGTTCACCATTAGCAAGTTGATTTGCACGTTGTTTTCCTACGTCTGTACCACAAGAACCCCAACCATTCTCATCCACCCACTTAAGTACCGCCTTAGCATTGTTCTTAACAGAGTCAGGATAGTCAGAATAACTTTTAAACATTGTTGGAGGTGTTAGACTCTTCTCAATAATATCTTGTTGTTTTTTCTTTTTCTTTGGTAATTGGTCAACATAAGATGGTAAACCACCCACTTCATAACTCATATCTTCTTTTAGATATTCTTTAATCTTTTCAATATGACCATCCATATAGGATACGTCATGTTTCATTCCACTAATCTTGTCAATCTCACCTATAATATCTTTAAAGTCATCAACCAAAGTTGCTGCTTCTGTTAATTCTAAAGGAGTTGCAACATCTGCTTTGATTACTTCTTCTTCAATTCTAAATACGTTATCAGCAACTTGTGCAGCACTTCTAATCATTCCTTTTGTGTCTTCATCATTATCCATTGAAATAAGATGTTTGAATGTTTCTTGTGCGCCAGGACACATATGGAAATATCTTGGTTTGAAACCATATATATCCATAGCATTAAATTTCTCCTTAGATAAACCTAAATTTCTAATTGTTGATGGTGAAGGATTAGCAAGGGTTGGACCTGTTACAGTATCAGGTTGTTCATAACCCAATACTCTTGTATCAGGAACTAAACCTGATGGGAACCCACCAACATCTACTTTACCTTTATTAACTGAAGCTTTGTTGATAATTGTAGCATCTTTCTTATATTCAATACGTGCCCATACGTGTCTACAATTGTAACCACCTCTCCATACCATTGCACTATCACCAAAGTCATTTTGGGTTCTATCCATATCCTCAATTCTCCATACGAAGTTCTTGTTGATTAAATCTCTACAGAAACTTCTTGTTGTTGGGATTATAGCTGATTGACTAATACGAGGATTTAACATGTATTTGTAACGTACATTATATTCCTTTTCATCTTCAATAGATGGTCCATTAGGATTGGTTGATACAAATCCCTCTTCACCAACGATGGTTATTTTATCAACAACCCATCCTTCGTCAAATAGTTCTCGTTCATCCTGTGCTGTTTTAACCAACATCTCAAGATACTTATCATCTTCTCCGTCAGGTATGTGAAATTCATGTGGTTTTTCTTTTTTGAACGCCACCCATTTTACTTCAATAGCTGGCTCGTCAACAAGAGATATACTATCAATTCCTGATAATTCATCCTCATCTTCAATTTTAAGTTCAAATACTTTGTCTTTTCTCATATTAATTAAATATATAAAATTTTATCTACCTTGTCCACGATAGTGTTTAGGTTTTTGTGCTTTAGGTCCGTATGACTTTTGTCCGTTTGGTTGAGACTTTCTCTTACCAAATGATACTTTATTGTTTGATTGTGCTTTTCCCTTAGCCATGTTATAATGTTGAAAGGTCCTTTAACCTTGCTTGTTTTTGTTGTTCACTTGTCATATCGTTAGATACCACATATGTTTTTATTACCATTGGATTTTGTTCTGTATTTGTGTTTGCAATCTTTGGATTGTCAAATGAAGGACCACCACTTGTAATTGCACTATTAAATGATGTTCCACCACCCATTTGATTTAATTGTGATAATAATGGTGCAAACATGGTTACAGCTCCTCTTGTCATTACAGCTTCACCACCTTCAGCTTCAATCATAACACCACCTTGTGCGTGTCTTGGTCCATTAATCAAACCACCATCTTCATAGTTTCTACCTAATCCATTGTACGCTTCTCCACCTCCTGCAGTGGTACCACCACTTGCAGTTCCAGCAGATGATGATGAAGTACTTCCTGCTTTTTTGATTGATGCAACACCCAAAACGTAACTAGCCACAACTGCAGCCGCTTGTACACCTGCAGCAGCTAAGTTAGCCCATGCCAATGGTGATTTGATACCACCATCAGCTATAAAGTTTTTCTTTGCATTGATTGCAATAGATGTAAGTGCAGCAGCCTTCTCAATTGCTAAACCAATTAACGCTAATTCTCTTCTTTCACCAGCAAGTTGTTGTAATATTTGTCCTACTTGTGCAGCTGCGTTTGCGTATATAATAGCAATTTGGTATCTTTGTTGTTCTTCAGCAAATTTAATTCTTGTATTTTCTACCTCAATTGCATTAATCTTATCACCATATTCTCTTTTAATTCTAAATAAAACATCAGCTTGACCCCTAGCCATCTCTTCTTCAATGGCCTGTTGTTTTTTTACATCTTCAATCTTTAACTTATTACGTTCAACATCTTCATTAAAATCAAAATTAAGTTTTGCGGATAATTTATCTAAATCATTAATTCTTGATTGAATAATATCAAATTCAACTTTCTTACCTTCATCGGCATATTTTTTAATAATAGCCGCTTTTTCCATTTCTGTTTCTTTTGTAAGAAGAATTATTTGCTCATCAAAATTCATTTGTTGTGCTAATCGTTCTGCAGCAAATTGTAATTCAGTTCTTTTAATTTTATCAGCAGACGCTTTTGCATTAACAAGAGCTTCCATTTGTGCTGCCTGAGTATTTTTTAAATCTTCTTTTTGTATTTCCTGAGTAAAATCAAGTTTTTCTCTTTGTACATCTTTAATTTGTTGAGCAAAAGATAATTCATTTGTTAGTGTCGCTAAATTATTATTTTTAGTATTTTCTAACGCTTGTTGATTACGTTGAATATTTAAATCATATTGTTCATTCTGTAATGATACAAGTCTTGATGCAAAAGCTCTATCTTGTTCTAAAATTAACTTTTTATATTTTTCATTTATTAATAATAATTCTTTTGAATATCTTTCTTCCTCAAGTGTAATATTTCTATTACCAGCAGCTCTTAATGCTTTTACATTTTCTTTGTGCTTCTGTGTGGCAACTTCAATTTCTCTATCCTTTTCATTCATTAATGCAAGACGAGCATCATTCATTACTTTTTCTGCCGCTTCATTAATCTGTTTACGTCTTTCAGATTCTTCCTTTAACTTTTGTGTTCTTTGTTCTTGAAGTTGTTTTTCTTTCTCAGCTCTTGCTTTCTCTTCTTCAGCTAATTTATTTGCAGCCTCATTGTTCTTTTCCAATGATGCGGTAACTTCATCAACCTTCTCAGCTTTAACACCAAAAAATTCACCAACAGCACTCATTACTGAACCTAACATCTCAAATCCTTTGATAACAATTGGTAATACAATAGTACCAATCTTCTCTAAGATTGCAAATAATGGTGCTAATACCTTATTGAAAGCTGTTGTTGCTTGTGCAAGTAGTTGAGTACCTTCTTTTGTTTTACCTAATGCATCTTTAATTGCAAAGAATGCGGTAACTAATAGACCAACAATACCCAATGATATTGTTAAAGTCTTACCAAAAGTATTAAATGATTGATTTAAACCTTGTATCCCCTTACCGATATTACCTATTGGACCAGGTAAAGCTGCAAGTTTATCGTCAAATTGTCCTGCTTGGAATGATACCTTTTCTTGAGCATCATTCAATTCATCCAATTTTTTCCTCATTTTTTCAAACTCAGCAGTTCCTGTTTGACCTTTGTCAGCTAAAGCTTGTAATGATACTGTTGTTTCTCTAATCTGACTACGTAATGATTTAAATTTACCATCAGTATTATTTGCAGCATTTTTAGTATCTTCAAAGGCTTTCTTTGAATGTTGTAATTCAGAATTTAATTTCTTCCATTCATCACTATCAACTTTTAATGTAGATAATTTTTGTGCCGCAGCCGAGTAAGCGGCATCAAACTGCTCAACCGAGGTTTTTGCTAAGTCTAATTCTTTCCCGTCTACGGTTATTTTTAATGATACTTGTTTCTGAGCCATATATTTTTATATATATTAATTTTTTTTATTATGGACAACTAAATTCACCTGTTGCTGTTACTGTAACTGTTGATGCTGGTGTAGATACTATAGAACCAGATACAACATAATAATAACCAAAACCTCCCATTACTCTATCTCCACTATTAAATGTTCCATCAGGTAATTGTTGTGAGTATCTAGTTTCATATGTTTGACAATCTGTTAAGACATAATAAACATCACTA